AACACCACGGGCGTCAACAACACAGCCAACGGGTTTCAAGCACTCTTCAACAACACCACAGGCGTCAACAACACAGCCAACGGATTGCAAGCACTCCTCTCCAACACCACGGGCAGCGACAACACAGCCAGCGGGAGGAGCGCACTCTCCGCCAACACCACAGGCATAAACAACACAGCCAGCGGGTATGGCGCACTCCAGAGCAACACCACAGGCAGCGACAACACTGCCAGCGGCAGTGACGCACTCCTCAACAACACCACAGGCAGCGCAAACACAGCAAACGGATTGCAAGCACTCCTCTCCAACACCACGGGCATAAATAACACAGCCAGCGGGGTGAACGCACTTTACAACAACACCACGGGTAGCGGAAACACAGCCAGTGGGAGAGACGCACTCTTCAGCAACACCACAGGCAACAGCAACACAGCCAGCGGGCAGAGCGCACTCATCTCCAACACCACGGGTAGCGGAAACACAGCAATCAACCCGCATAATTCAGCAGGCACTTACCTCCCCGTCTTTGACCCAACAACCGAAAACAACCGTTTTTGCATGGGGTCAACTGGAGTTACCAATGCGTACATCCAAGTCGCATGGACAGTAGTATCAGACGCGCGGGATAAGACCAACTTTGCGCCCGTTCCCCACGGCCTTGAGTTTGTCAAAGCGTTGCAACCTACGGCGTATCAATTCCGTACCGCACGGGACTCGGAAGAAACCAACGGCGGTGTGCGCTACGGCTTTAAAGCCCAAGACGTGCTGGCGCTTGAAGGTGCTAACCCCGTTATTGTAGATAACGAAGATGAAGACAAACTGCGAATGGTTGATTCGCACATGATTCCTGTTTTAGTAAAAGCCTTGCAGGAATTGAATGCAAAATTTGACGCTTATGTTTTAACTCACCCCTAAAGGAAATAAAAATGACTACATTTACATGGGCAGTAACGAATATGCGAACAATGAGCAACATTGAACCCGACTATGTTGTAAGTGTTTCCTGGGTATGTTCAGGCGTAGACGGTGATGTTACGGCATCAATTGAAAGTACATCTAGCTTTTCTCAAAATGCAGAGAGCGTTGGGTTTATAGCCTATGCAGATTTGACAGAAGAAATTGTGCTGGGCTGGGTGCAGGCTGAGCCAAACGTAACAATTAATACTGAGGCTTGCGTACAAGGGCAAATTAACTCAATTATTACCACTCCTGTTACACCACAAGACACCCCTTTGCCTTGGGTCAGTTAAATAAATGATCTCGGAGGTTGCTATTATTCAGGCCGTGCAGTGAGCGAGATAGACCGCTGGAAGAATAGGCGCAAGATGGCATGGATAACTTTGTTGTCTGGGGTAGCCTTCCCGTTGCTTATTCTCTCCACCGAGTCTGATGTTTTGGGCCAGATTGCACTACCTTTTTACGGGTTCGTGATGGGCGTTGTGATGACCTATATTGGTGCGGCAACATACGAGGATACCAAAGGAGTTGTAAGTGTTCAACCTAAAAACAACCGTTATAGCCACCGTAGCAAGTCTGGTAATTGGAATAGCCACAGGATGGAGCGCAAACGGATGGAGACTGAACGCAAAGATTGACCGCTTGATGGCAGAGCAAAGCCAAGCCTTAGTGCAAGCGAGCAAAGAGGCTCTAACAGAATCAGCAAGACTTCAAAAGGTAAAGGATGATGCACTCAACGTTGCAAACGCTATCGCTCAAGAAAACGCTGATGCTGCCAATCTTGCTCGTACTGAGCTTGAGCGGTTGCGCCTCGAGCTTGCCGATAGTACCTCCATCGCCCGTGCTACCTGCGCCTCCACCCGTAACCGCGCCACAGCCCTCTCAATCGTATTCGAGCAGTGTGCAACAAGACTTACAGAAGTGGCAAAAGAGGCTGACCAACACGCCGTTGATTCCCGAACCTGCCACGCTGCGTGGCCCGCGAGCCGATAACTGATGTTAATCACCCCAGAACTACTGCGCGTAATTACAACCGCTGAACTTGCTGACACTTGGGCAGATGCACTAGATGAAACCTGTGAGCGGTTCGAGATCAACGATCCGTTTAGGATTGCAGGGTTTTTAAGCCAAGTGGCTCATGAATCTGGAGGCTTTAAGTTTGTTAAAGAGAACTTGAACTACTCTGTAGCAAGTCTGATGCGGGTGTGGCCTAAGCACTTTCCTACTCTTGAAATAGCACAACGGTACGCGAGAAACCCAGAGCGGATCGCGAACCGCGCTTATGCTAACCGTATGGGCAATGGTGAGGAGGCTTCTGGGGATGGTTGGAAATACATAGGGCGGGGCTTGATTCAGCTTACTGGCAAGAATAACTACGTAGCTTACGGCAATGCTTGCAAAAACGACGCGGTAGAAAGCCCTGAAAGGCTGGAACAACCTAAGTATGCAGCAGAGTCAGCAGGATGGTTTTGGAACGTAAATCGATTAAACGCGCTCGCTGATAACCAAGATGTGGTGGGCATGACAAAACGCATTAATGGTGGTATCCACGGGCTTGATGATCGCCAGACCAAGTATGCTAAGTTAATGGACTATTTTAGTCAAGATGGGCTAAAATGAACGTCAAAATAAGGTCATAATATGCCGTATATCCGTCTAGCATTACAGCCTGGAATTGACAAGCAAAACACTGAATACGGTGCTGAAGGCGGGTGGACGGATGGAGATTATGTACGCTTTCGTTACGGTTTACCTGAGAAAATAGGGGGATGGAAATACTTTGAACAAACCCCTGTGAACCTTATTGGTCTTGCTACAGACGCTTTTACATGGAATGCGCTTGATGGTACAGCCAGCCTGATGATTGGAACCAATCGAAAGCTCTACGTTTTCAAAAGTGGAACTTGGGCAGATATAACCCCGATCCGCGCTACGTCAGCCGCGGGTGACGCAACATTTTCTGCGGTCAACGGTTCGCGGATCTTGACCGTTACCCAAATAGCGCATGGGGCAATTACGGGGGATTTTGTTACCTTTAGTGACGCCGTGTCGCTTGGTGGGGTAATTACCGCTCCTGTTTTAAACCAAGAGTATGAGATTACGTCAGTGACGAGCGCCACTACATATGAGATCACCTCTCCTCTCATTGCAAATGCATCTGACACAGGAAATGGCGGAGTGGCAACGATTGCTACTTATCAGATTAACATAGGCGCGCCTGTCGGTTATGCGGACTTTGGTTGGGGCGTAGGTACTTGGGGAACTAATACTTGGGGTACGCCTCGCGATGCAAGCGCCTCTAACAATATAAACCCTAGAATTTGGCAGTTAGATGCATACGGAGAAGATGTAATCTGTCAGGTTTTAGATGGAGGTATCTACTTATATGATACTTCTTTGGGAATAGAAACTCGAGCCACAGCAATTGCAGGGGCTCCCACGAAAAGCAAATTCGCGCTAGTGTCCACGCCTGATCGTCACTTGGTTTGTTTTGGCACGGAGTCTACCCTTGGTGTTCCCGCTACAATAGATCCGATGTTTGTTAGGTTTTCTGACCAAGAAAATATTAATGAGTTTGTTGAGTCTGCGACCAATACGGCTGGTGGTCAGCGGTTAACGGATGGCAGTACCATTATTTCAGCCGTACGTTCTCGTGGTCAGATATTGATTTTCACCGATACCTCTCTTCATGCCATGCAATATGTGGGGCCACCTTTTGTGTTTGGCTTCCAACAGTTGGGTGCAAATTGCGGATGTATTGGCTCTCACGCAGCGGTGGACGTGAACGGCATTGCCTTTTGGATGGGCTCTGAAGCGTTCTACATGTTTGATGGTACGGTTAAAAAAATGCCATGTACCGTACAAGACTACGTCTTTAAAGACATTAATATTGTCCAAGGTATAAAGTTCCATGCTGGCGTAAATAATCAATTTAACGAAATTACATGGTGGTATTGCTCTTTTACGGCTGATTATATTGATAGATATGTAACATATAACTATTTAGAAAATGTTTGGTCAATTGGATCCATGGCCCGCGGTACGTGGAGCGATGTCGGAACTTATAGTAAACCAATCTCTACTGAGTACTTAGAGTTTAGTCAAGAAGACTCCCTGACCACGATTCAAGGCTTGACTGCAGGTCGTAGTATTGTATATAACCAAGAAGACGGGTTTGATGCCAACGGCGAGCCTATCTACGCTTACGTTGTCTCAGGTTATTTTGACTTGGGAGAAGGCGACAGTATGCTGTTTATGAAACGCTTTATTCCAGATTTCAAGAACCAAATTGGTAATCTGACTGTACGATTGTTGCTTCGCCCTTACCCACAAGCCACAGCAAGCCCAAGCTCTCTTGACCCGTATGTCATCACGCCTACCAC